GATAATGATAGTATATTTTTTAGTTTTGTTTTATCTTCTTCTGACAATGTTCTACCGAAATAACTATTAAAATCGTTGCTTAAAAGTGTCATTAAAAGTTTTTCATTACCTATGTGTTTTTCATTCTTAGATTCCACTATTTCTTTCTTTGTTGATAAATGTTCTATTAATTTTCTTTTTGCTAAAACTTTTTTATCCATGTTATTTAAACTTACAGATTCTGATAACACATCTAAATTTTTATATAATTCGTCTGTTTCACACTCAACATTTTTTAAATACTTCTCTAATTTTTTGTATGTTTTTTCAATTTTTTTTGATTGTTCAATCAATAAAGGTTGTATAGTTTCGACATACAATTCAGCTGAACCTGGATATGATAATTCCATTTTTTCAACATCCTCATAAAACGTATATAATTTTTTAAAATCATTATTCTCATTTATGATGGATAATATTTCCTTAATCTCATTTTTATTATTTTTTTCATATAAATCGGTCATTTTTTTCAAAATCTTCGATTTAACATCACCAAAAGTATTTTTCATTTTTAATCGTTTAATATGTCATTTATTTTATTTTCTATTTCATAAATATTCTTTTGTGCCTTTTCAACATCAAATAAATCAGTTAATTTTGCATCAATACCAAAAATATTTGGAAATTTATTTTTTATTGATTCAGATAAAGGCGGTTCTCCTCCACCCGCTTCTGCTGGTGGAGGTGCTCCACCGCCCATCATACCGCCCATATCACCACCTGTTGGTGCTGCACCAGCTTCTTCTGCTTTTTTCCTTTCTTCCTCTGGTATACCATACTTAGAATCAACCTCATCAAATACTCTTGTTCTCTTAATTACGTTTTGGGTATTTGTTAACTCAAATCCAATTGCTCTCTCAATTCTTTGTTGTTGTAAATCAAGGACAACTTCACTATCACTCATTCCCAATATATTTTTCTTTGCCCATGTATGAGATACTGGTAATATACCTATTTGTGATTGGTCGGACGTTGCGTCTTTATATAATGTTATTTTTTCTTTCCATTGCTCAATTTTTAACAAATCAGATTGTGCGGATGGATTTGTTAATGCCAATGTAAAATTGGACAATTCATCCTCCAAACCTAAAAGATACAAATGAATAAGAGCAATTTTATTAAGTTCTTGAATGAGAGATTTTTGAATTCTATTAATGGTTCTTGCAAAACGAATATCCATCAATGCCAATTGCTTACCATCACCAACAACCTCTTCAAAACCCAAAAATGCTTTTGGTATTCTCAATGCTGCCAACATTTTCTTTTGAATATATTCAATGTCAGCAATTTCACCCAAATTTTGTGCACCAGCCAAAGTTTCAATAGGTGATGCTTGTGCTGGGTCACGGATAGGAATAAAATAGTCTTGGTCGATTGCCATTTGGTTATAACGCATATCTACTTGACCATTCCTTGGGTCTTGTATTGGATCTCTTTTGAATTTATTAGCGACTCTTTGTACATATGGTTCAATATCCTTATCGTCCATGTTACCAACAAAAACTTTGAATACTCTTCTTTCTGGTGCTCGTGACGTTCTATAAATCAACATAGCATCTTCAGCAAGAAGTAGTTGTTTCCAAATTCTTCTAATTTTATCCAACATGGATGTACCATAAGGAAGTTTTCTATCATCACCTAATAATCTAAAATGTGCAATTTCCCATGACTGAAATTCCAATTCCTTATTCGACCATTTGAATCTCAATTCACGACTAGGCATCGTTGTTTCGATGTTGTTAGGTGTTTTAGATGATGCACCCTCCCATCTCTCAATTTCAATATTTGGTAATTGTTGACATCCAACAATACCTTCATTTTGGTCTATTTTTAAATAAACGAAATTGTCACCATACTTACACAATCCTCTTGTCCACATTTGTAAATTAGTATTGACATCCAATTTGTTTACAAATAAATCTGTCAAAATTTCTTTAACTCTATCAGATTCGGAATAGATTGTCAAAATCTCACCCTTTTCTGACATTGTTGTTGATTCCTCGGAATAAATGTCCAAGGCTGCGGATATTTCGGGTGTGAACTCCATCGATTCGTAATCATAATATGCCGACAATCTATTAGGTTCATAATATACAGATTGATTGTATAGTGATTGGTCTAATTTTGTCCATTTGTCTGCAATGTATTGTGATTGCTGTGCTTGTAATAGAGCCTTTTCATACTCTTCTTTACTTTGTGTTTTTAGCAGTTCATCTTTTCTAAAACTAACTTTTGGTATTTGTTGTTGTTGTTGTGTTTCTTGTTCCTTTTTTTCATTAGGAAAACCAAATACCTGTGTAAGTTTTTGATATACTGTCAAATTTCTATTATTATCTGCCATATGTATAAATACATTTTTATTTAATATAGTATTAATTATTCATAAATTGTAGTCATCGTCCTTTCTTAAATAACCATGAATATTCTTTATACATTTCTTTTGATGTATTCATAGGATTGTCTTTGTGGTAAAATCCATCATTCATTTGCATAGCACCTAATGGGTCCATAGTTTGACCATATGCGTAATGTGATTTATTGACTTCATACGTTCTTTCAGACATTACCCAAGATTCTAACATTGCTTTATTTGCATTAGTATTTCTCTCTAATTGGTTGAAACAAATATCGCCAGCATATAATGCAATTGACATACTCATAATAGCATCATCATGTGCTCCTTTCATATGGTCTGGTCTACCATTAATATATACGAATGTGTTTAATTCATTTAATAATCTATTAGACCTAACTTGAAAACCTTTTCGCAATTGTTCTTCAAACGCAGCAACAATTTGTGTTCTTTTATTATTGAAATTAATACCAGGGATTTTTTCCATGGTTTTTTTATTATATTCCCATATGTTTTGAGTATTTATACCATCAATAAATAGATTTTTATAATTCATTTCTTGTAACTTTCTTGATGTTGCGATACCCATACCACCCGTTATATCTATTACAATAAAAGCATTACCATAAAGTATTCCCCATTTATATGCGATTGCTGCCAAATCGTCTGGCGGTATTTTTCCAATATATTCCAAAACTTGTTCTCTATCATCAAAATCAATAATATTAATTGATGAAAAATCTTCACTATCACCTCTTGAAACATCAACACCCATTATATATCTATGTCCATGTATTGGTTCTTTCCATTGCCATAAAGTACCTTGCATATATTTTTCTTTTGGTACTCTAATCATATTTTTGGCAATATTTTCTTGAATATCATTCGGTATTACACCATCTCCCGAACCCAAAAAATCACATTCCAATTCTTGTGCAATCTTACGTCTATCATATTTGAATTTTTTTGACATTGATTCAAACCAAGACGAAAATGGTTTATAACCATCTTCTTCATAATCTTTATAATTTTCAATATCAAAATCCCACATGACAACTTCATCATCATTGTATTGTTCCCTATTTAACATATAATGAACAATGTCTTGACATTTAACCCATCTCAAATCTTTTGCATAACGAGGATCTTTAAACCATCTTAAATCTGTAATATGAAAATCGTTTATTCCACGTATTGCTTGATCATAAACACCATAATAAATTGGGTCATAACCATTCGGTGTTGATATAAGAATAATCTTACCACCAGTTGACAACGATGCCATAGATGCGGCCCAAAAGTCCTCACCAGCCTCAATATAAGCCGCTTCATCAAATACAAGTATAGTTGGCGTGTAACCACGAAGTGCGTCAGCAGAGGTTGCTACAGCCTTAACTTCACAACCATTGTTTAATCTAAATCTACTTTCTGAGTTTTTATCTGGTGAAAACCCAACATTAATCCATTCGGGCCATTGGTCTAAAAAGTTTCTTATTTTGTTCGCCATTTCAATGGCGGTATCTCTTTTGTTTGCAATAATCAAAACCCTTTCAGGATTTTCAGGTTTTGCTGTTTGCAGTTTTTTGGATATCCACGCTGCGGTTACCGTTGTTACACCAGCTTGCCTATATTTTCTTGTGATATTCTCATTATACTTTTCATAATCATTTATAAGTTGTATTTGGTCAGGAAATAACACCAATGGTACATATTTCTTTTGTGTATTATCATATGTTTGCAAATATGTTTTTAACGCATATGGTGCATCTTTTATGATTTTAGCATATTCTTTTAATTGTTCTAATTTATTATTCATATATATAAATACAAAAAAAGTGGTCAAATTTGACCACTTTAAAATTATTGATTGTTAGTTTATTTTGATAATGTAATACCAAAACCACTTAAGAAATCATCTAAATCATCATCATCTGTTTCATCGGACGCGTCTTGAACCTCATCTTGAAAAGCATCAATATCTTCTTGATAATCTTGATCATTCATCATATTGTATATACCATCCATTAATTCCTTCATTAATCTCTCACCTCTTGTTGTTTTACCAAGTACTTCTCTCATGAAAACCAAGAACTCTCTTGCAGGTAATCTAAATATTGAAACTAAAAGGTAATTCTGCAATTCTCTTTTATTCTCATCGATTAAAATGTCTTCAGGAAATGCACCTCTGATTCTATCCCAAATAGCAGGTCCTAATCTTAATTGCCATACTTCTTTTTGTATATCATCTTCAGCAGATTCAACTTCTTCCCAACCCTCATCACCTTCAGGTCTACCTTGAATAGCAAAGATTTCCATCACACCCTTAATAATTTCGTGTACTAAAACTGGAAAATTAATACCCCTAGCATAAACTGTTGGTGGTTGAGTATTTCTATTCTGCCAAGTTTTTCCTGCGTATGGTCCGCCAGTAGAGTGTTGCTGCATTGTTGATTCAGGTAATTGCCAATATAAACCATCGTTAATTGACATCATTACACCATAATGGTTTATTAAGTCAGCAGATCCCGTTATTTCTCTGAGTTTATCTTCAACCATGTGAAACATGTAATGACCTCTCTTTGATGCACCTTGAATCATGGCATTTATTAAAGACCTCTTAGCCTTTTCTAAATCTAATTTACCGACAGCATCTGCTAAATCTATTTCGTCAGCCATTACAGCGTCTTGATTTTGCGGATTATTATTTACACCATCAGCATCAACATCACCTATACCCACTATTTTTACATCGAATTGTAAACTGCCTTCAGGTATTGCCATTTCTTTTTTGACTAATTCGACAGCCAAATCTTCTAATTGTTTTTTGTGTGCTCTCTCTATACTTGATATATTTTGTAATGCCGAAGACATCATACCAACCAAAGTACCCACTTGATTAGCACCGCTCAATGTTGGTTTACGTACACCTAAATAACGACTTAGTTTTTCAACAACTTGCTTATATCTTTCAGATGCCAATAATTCCTGAAAATTTTTATTTGGTTCATTCCCTGTTTTAGGAAATGGTACTTTTTTGAAGTTAGTATCGTTACGTTGTAATTTAGATTGTAATTCAGAATGTGGTCTATCTGGACTATCAAAATCCATCGCCATTTCATCTAAATTCTCTCTTATTAATGATAATAAATTTCTTTTTGTTAATCTCATTTCAAAAGTTTTATTTTCTCATTTTAGGTTTTGGGTTTGTACCAGGTCCAGGTTGATAAGGATTAAATGGTTTTGGTCTTTCATTTGGTCTTTCCCTTGTTGGTCTACTTGGTTCAACCTTTGGTTTTTCAGGTTTTGTCACTGGTGCAACGGCTGGTTCTGCATTAACAATAGCATCGTAACTTAAAAAATCTGGTAAATCATTATCTACCATATTTCTACCACCTCTTTCATCTAATTTAGATTGAATTAATTCCATAATTTCACCTTTTGATGTGAAAGGATGATATTCGGTTTCAACCAACGCCTTTAACCAATTATTTACCTCATGTCCTTCTCTTTTAATATTCTTCCACATTGCAGCTGCAGCAACCGCTTTAGGGTTTTTTGCCCCGCTTTCTTTAGCCTTTTTTTCAATCATTTTAAATCCAGCACCTTTTTTTCCAATATCTTTACCAGCCTTTGCCGCTTTTACAACGGAAGATTTTTTCTTTGCTGATAAACCCGCAGATGGTTTTTTTCTTGCTTCAGATACCATATCTGAACTTGGTGGGAATTGTCTAACATCATCAGGCTTCATTGTATAAACATTGCTTTTTGTTCTACCTAAACCTGTATTCATAGACCTATAAATTCTATGAAGTATTTTTTCTCTACCTAATTCACTTGTATTATCATCTTCTGGTTGGAAATCATCAAAGTCATCTACAGAATATTTTGGTCCGTCACCATAATCAACATCATCTTCAGGTGCATCCTCATATTCATGATATTTTGGATTACCAAAATTTTCTTTTAATTTTTTTGACCTTAAAGTTTTCAAATCTTCACCATCAATGTCACCATCTTTATCGGTGTCCATTTTTTGGCTTTGTTTTTTTGATAATTTTTTCTTTCCTCTTTCCTCTACCTCATTAGCGGTAATTGTTACGTTTTTGCTTACAGGGTCTTGTTTTATTGTTCCACCTTTAATACCTGTTGTCTTTATTTTAGCATCAAATTCACTTTGTGGCATAGTGGTTTGTTGTACATTTTTTGTAACCGCTTCACTTAACATTCTCGATGCCAATACCATAATCTGCTTATCACTGAAATTTACCAAAGTCTTTTCGGACATACCTTCTTTGACCAATTTTTTTATAATATTACTACGATTCATATGTCTTTTATTTTAATTTCTTGATTTATTAAATTATAATCTCTTTGTTTCAACTTTCGTGAAACACTTTCAAATGTTTCACCAAATCTGAAATAAATTCTATCAAATTCAGATTCTCCATCATATTTTTCCCACGCTAATGATACAACACCATCAACAGCATCAATAACACCAAAAAAATCTGAATTTTGAATAAGTTCTAATTTAAGGTCGGTATCTTTTAATAAACCAACCGAATCAACATATTCAATGTCAGGTGATAAAGGTGCCATTACAGAAGATGCGGGAATTGTAAACCAATCATCGATGTCAAGTTCTGTCGAAGTACTAAAAACAAATTCATATTGTTTTTGTCCTTTATAGTCAACACCAATTTCGTTTACATATATGAGTTTCATTATTTGAAATATTTACTCAAAGTTTCATTGACGCTTTTAGCAACTTGCAACTTAATTTCTTCCATATCTAATTCTACAACATCATCCTCTTCAACGTCTTCTGTTTCTTGAATAGCAAATTTTTCAAAATCCTCATATTCATAAATGTCCTCATCAACAAATCTTTCTAATTTCATCATTGGATCCTCATATTCTCCAAGATCACTTTCTGGTGTTGGAGTTTCTGCTTCAGGTTCAGCCGTTTCAGGTTCAGGAACCTCTTCCGATTCAGGTTCTTCAGGCATATTTTCGGTATCCATGTCCTCATCTCTTTCGAACTTTTTACCAATTTCTTCCAAATCTTCTAAATCTAATTTATCTAAATCAACCGCAGAAATTACCATATTCAAGACATACTTAATGTCATCACTTTCCATCTTTTCAACTTGGTCTCTAATCTCTTGTCCAAGTTTACCAGCATACTTTTGAATTTCAGCCATGTAGTCTGATTTTTTGCTTGACTCAACACCACCTTCAGGTTCTGACGGCATATCATCTGATGGCATATCACCTTCTGGTGCTGGAGGAAGTGCATCAGCACCCATATCAGATGTTGGTGCTACATCATCAGATGCGGGTGGCGGTGGTGGAGGTACATCCATAGATGGTGCGGGTGCTTGTGCCTCTTGCTTTGGCGTTTGCTTCAAAACATATTTTGTAGCTTCTTGTAATTGTTCTTGTCCCCTCAGTAATTCTAATCTTTTTAATGCTTCTGAATATGAAGAAAACCTATTTTTATTCTTCATAAACATACCACCAATATAATCCAAAGATGATTCGTTCAAACCTTTTTTTACGTAATAACCATCTTTTTCTTTTACAATACCATAAACACCACCAATGTGTGATTCTTTTACGACCTCAACATTATTAGGTTTAGTATTTTTATTGTCTCTATTATAATATGTTAATTCAAGAATTCTTCTTAATTTTTCATCTGAATTTAACTTTTCACTACCAATTGGTTTGTATTCTCCCATTTTTTTTTAATTAAATAAAATTATTCTTATCTAATAAATACATAGATATATTAAAAAATATATTGTTTATTATTATTGTATAGATAATTTTTTATCTAAGACTTTATTTCTCAAATCAAATAACTTTTCCATAAAACCATTTCTTCTAAGCAATTTAAATGTTAGATTTTCATATGAATATTCGCCATTTTTAGCAAGACCCGATTTTCTAAATTTGATTATTTTTTTTGATAATTTTTCTACATTACTTGAAACGTCACTATTTTTTGATTTTTTGAGCAAATCAATATATTGTTTTGTTATATCATCAGCCTTATTTAATATTTTTTTCTTATCTATTTTTACATTTTCTTTTTCAGGTTCTATTACCCATTTATTATTTAATATTGAGTATATACCTGAAGATTTATGTTCCTCATTTACATCTTGAGCATACATCTCAACATCAAAACCCTTAATTAAAATATTATGATGTAAATTCCATACAGTTTTTTTTGCGGAAAACAATTCTTTTAATAATTCTGGGTTATATT